ACGCACTATACGGCAATGTCCTAGAGACAGATATTGTCCTTGTGCTTCCACACTCAATACAGTCAGTATCTACAGGCAACGCTATGGTATTAGATGACAACACATACTCATTCATATACGGATCGAATCCACCAAGCTTCTGTGTTTGGAATGAAACGTTGAATAGGTCTCTAAACCAACTACGCATCCCCTGCATTGATATGACAGTCAATTGGTCAGCACCTGTAAGACCACCCCTCAACTGAATCACAGCACCACGCTTTGCATCCGTGAAATACTTGTCAGCACCAAACTGAGCAAAACTCTCAGGGTTGTGTGATATACCATACTCCTCAACACGAGCAATCTGCTGACCAACAATTTCAGGAACTGATGTTATAGCACCACCACCTGCTGCGTCAGACAGTACATTCTTGTTTACCTGAACGTAAGATATTTTATCCTCCTGTAGCGTAAGTATGTCTGTCTCTCTAGGGAATAGTTTCATAACAGGACCGTACGACATCTCAAGTGGCTTGAAGTTTAACAGCCCTAGGTTGAACTCATTAAGTCTATTTATATTTGACTCAGGGTTATACACGCCACTGTATGTAAGGTCAGCGAATCTTCTCTCTTCTCCATATACCTCAGAGTCTGTAGTCGTGGCACGGTTGCCTAGCACAAGCTCCTTGCCTGATATTGAGTCCTCAATCTTGTAACTCTCTACACCATTACCAAAAGCAAAACAGTTAAAGAAGTCTGTCTTAACAATACCCGGAGTGTTTGTCCCAAAGTCTTGGTCTTGTGTATTACCCAAGTGCTCACCATCTGCTGTTATACCGAACGACTCTGATGATTCATACCATAAGTCAGGCTCTGCATCTTGAGGGTCTGACTCAAATACAATTAAATCATCAGAACGAAGTACTTCAATCCTAACCTTAAACCTAGTAATTCTTCTTTTAATTGCTCCTAAACCAAGAAAACTTCTAAATGATAAGTATGTCCTGCCACTATCTGTCCTAATCAAACTTAGTACATCATCAGGATAATCTAAAAGTCCTGTTGGAAATGGATACCCTGTCAAGTCATAGTTTGGACCTGTAGCAGCTGTGCCATCATTATTTGATTGTGCAGATAATGCTGTAGCTATATTGTTACTATCAAACCAATCTTCAAAACTATTATAATCTTGAGGTGATATAAATGTAGAGTCTACACCCCAAAATAGTGGACCACTTGAGAAAGGACTATCTCCACCTATTCTCCTGCATTGGATTCTTATCCTAATATTACTACCTGCAGGTACGTTATATGGTATATATGTACCGGGATTAGATGGATCTTCAAAGTCTATAGGATAGTCAATCTGTACATATTCATCAAAAAGATTAGTTTCTTTTCTTATTTGACCATATGTTATGAATGAATTTGGGTCAAGTGCAGTGCTGAAGTTATTTGCACGAATCTTCATGTATACACCCGCAGGCACATAGTCAATAAAATTACCTTCACTATCAATTGGCTTAGGGTCTAAGAAGTCTCTTGGTTTAGCCTCCTTCTCTAGCACCGTAACCCATGTACACTCATCCTTAGCTCCATCTGTATCCTTCTTTACAATAAGCTCATCACCCTCCTCAATCTTCTGAGAGTTTTGTCCTTCTAATAAGAAGTAGTCAGCCCCTGAAGTAGGGTCTCTAAAGAAGAAGTTTGTGTATATTATGTCATAGTCCTTCTTGTCAGGCTTGATACAGAACTTGTATCTTGTCGCCCAATATGGAGCAATCTGTGTTATTGGTATAGTTACATCAATCGTGTTCTTAAACTCAGACAAACTACAAGGAACATGTACATTATTGTTTGGACTAACCAATGCAGTTGTGCTTCTGCCATACTCATCCATGTATATGATACCAACCTCATACCCCCTGTTGCTATGCAAACTAGATGGTACGCCTATCTCTTGGTATGATGCAGTTACATCAAGTATACTGTAGTACTCATAACTTTCGTGAGTAATTGCAAGAGGGTCATCAACGAATAACATCGCAGGAAGTCGAAATCCAATAGTAGTAACACTTGGAAAAGCAACTACTATAATCGGCTCATCTACCTGAAGGATACCACTCTTATACTTATACAAAGTAGGAGTTCCCGATAGTTGGTTTGGTATAGTACAGTTAAATATGTCTGTAAATGTAGCACCATTACAGGCATTTGATACAGGCTCAATATTTCCTACAGTACCAACTTTACTTAAAAAGTCAGGGTCACTTGCTAGTGCATATACACTACTAAAGTCTTGCTGAAGCCTATAATTGAATGATATGATTTGGTCTGTAGTTGTCTCAGTTGGATATGGAGTATCACCCGACCATTGTGCATGTTCAAACCTTATGGTTATAGTAATCAGTGCACCTGCCACTAGATTCACTCCTGCAAAATCAACATATACTGATGAATCATTAACAAGGGTTAATGTATTGTTGTCAATGTAATAAGCTGAACTATTAAGTGCATATGTCAGCTCTTCTAAACCTACATCCTCACTAGACAGTGTGGTTATATACTCAAGCTTTACAAAGTCGTCATTCAAGTCTACTAACTCATAGTCCTCTAAGTAGTTGCCATAGAACAATCGATTGCCCATAAGCGTCTGAGCCTGTGCAAGCCTAGGAACGTTGTCATATAGCCTGAGTATCTCAGAATCAGGAAGTATTGTAAATATCTTACTGTTTGTAAACACATAGGTCTCATCCGAATTGTTAGTAAGACCTAGCTTAGACTTGTCAATCTCCTCAATAATCTTTATCACAGACGAGTTCATGTCCTTAAACAATAACTCAACAGACTTAACCAAAGGTCCTCCTGTGTTGTAAACAATCTCACACTGATTGGTTGTGTTCAACATACCATCATTCAGTGCTGTAGCAATGTTATAGTTAAATGTCCCCGGCAAAAATGTTGGCACTGTAAACTGAGATGTAGCCGAGTACTCGCCATCTGCATACTTATATCTGTAAGCAAAGCATATGAACCTATCCTCTAAAAAGTTTTCCTCAGAACTTGTAGTCAATGGAATTATTGTAGGCGAGTTTATAGGTGGCTTCTTTATAACAAGTATAGCCTCGTTTGTGAAACCATCTATCCCCGAAGATGGAAGGTCATATGTAGAATTTACGTTTATCTTCCTTGGCTGATTGTAGTTGTCTGTGAAGAACAACAAGTCCTCAATCTTATTTACTCCCGTAATTAAATACTTCTCGTTGAAGTTCAACGTAGTGTTTGTCCCTCCACCATCATTGACAGACACAACGTGGTATACTATCACGCCCGTCTGTACATTCAATGAGACAATCAAGTCAAGCTTGTTGGTAGGTGACGTTGTAAAACTAGGGTCATGAACGAACCAATATATTGTCTCATTCGATCCGTCATCAAAAGCACCAATACAACGAGCATCATCGCTCAACTCATTGCCGTCATAAGCTAATGTTGACAGCCTACTGTTACCCTTTGAGTTCTCAATGACACCCACCTCAGAACCTTCGGTAGACCCCATCCTAACATTAAGTGCGTCAATGTACTCACCGTTTGGTACGATACGTTCATCGAGCGTCTTATTCATACGACCCAAAGTAAAATTTCTTGTCAAGTTTGCCATACTACTTAATCCACTTATCTTGTCCCCTTAGTGTCTGTAATAACCTTCCGGGATGTATATTGCTAATTCTTATCTTTGCGTTTCTTAATAATGCACCCTTCCTTCTCCTAACCCTATCCACAACATACTCCTGTACGTTTAGCTTTGAGCTTAGTATTGCATACTCAATGGCTGCGTATATGTAGTCCTCAAAGAGTTTATTAACTGAAACCCTAGAGTCATCTCCATTCTCCATTCCGTCAGACACATACTCAAGTATAACTAAGTTGTCCTTTATACTTGAGCTGAAGTTTATAACACCTGACTTCTTGTCAATAGTAAATGTTGGGTTGGCGTTTGCTGTCTCAGTATTGAGACCAAACCTAGCACCAATCTGAAAGTCAAAATACCAACAGCCATCAACATTGTAGCCCGGTAGTCCATTGAACTGTGGGTTGTTTTGGTCTAGGTATACACTCTTCTTAGTGCCTGTAATCCTGTCATAGTCTATGTTTGAAAACTCAGGTCTGAGTATGTTGCCGTCAATATCAAATAGTATATTGCCTGAATTGTCCTGCAGGTAAGCGTTAGCCGTCTGCGTTTGGAAGTTCTCTGTAAGTGGGTATAGTACGCCATCCTTATACATAGAGATACGAACCCAATTCACATAGTCAGCAGGTAGCACATACCTAAGGTTCTCACTCACGTTCAACTCTAATACCTTGATCTCCTTAAACGCATCGTAGTTTAATTCTTGTATCGCACGCTTGGCGTGGAACAATACCTTGAACCGCTCCTCGTTGTTGACAAGGTTGTGGTTTCCTGCATACATCAACATAAAGTTGTTGACTATATTGTACAGTGAGACATACTGATACGAACCCCAATTAGCATCCTGAGGGCTGTTACCATTATTGTCATAATATTGATATTCTGATATATATGCCATTATAATTCTTCTTGGTTATTTTTTTGTTCTTCTGTCTGTCCAAAGTTGTATACGTCAGCCTCTCTTATTGAAACGCCTGCATACTGAAGTATCTTAACAACCAAGTCAGCCTCAGCATCCAATGGTAATTCAAAGTCTTGGTAGTCGGCATTTGATGCCTCAAACGAAGGCTCACCATTAATCAATGACACATACGTCCAATTAGGATCTTTCTGGTATCGTATATACTGAGAAACCACCCTACCTACAAGATTCACAGTGTCAGGATATACATCAATAGATGCCCCTTCATGTGTGTACGCAGGGAATAAAATACTTGGGCTTATCAACATAGAATTGTTAAGCATAGTAATCTTACTGTGT